AACTACGGAACTTACTCAATGAAATTGGGCCAGGCCAAGCGCACTCTCGAAGACTTCATTAGCTCTTCAGATTGGATGGCCGATGGCGGAGCTGCTATGCTCGGAGCTGGTAAAGTCATAGCCCAAATCGACGAGACCCAGACGCGGCTCCGTTTGACTAAGAGGCGGATTCCATATGTCTTGGAGCTAGAGGAACTGCTTAGACAAGTGAAAATAAGAGCCGGAACATGTTTCGTCGAAGCAGTTATCAAACCTGAGCCGCAGAAACAACGCTGGATATTCAATGTCGACACGGCATGTAACGTGCTGCTGAGCTACTTATTCGAGGGTATAAAGGATTATAACCTGGAGTGTCATTCAGCGGGCGAAGATTTCGGTGGACTGGTCTCGCGGCTCTACAACATGCTATCAAAGAAATCACCGGTCGCATCTCATTGGCTGGACGAAAAGTTAGGACCGATCATGCCCCTACTGGTCGAACATGGCCTGACGAGGGTGTTGCCAACTCCCAAGAGGTATATCTATTGGATGGGAGACATCGACAAATTTGACCATTCGGTACAATTATGGCAAATCGACAGGTGGATGGAAGAGGCTTGTAGAGGTGTGGACCAGACTTTGGCGACCTATGCCCGCAACTCCACGTTTAGCTGCAGGTTATTGGATCCAACGTTGTCGACGTCAGATAAATCCAAAATCAAGTATAGATTGGCATCCGCTAAGACGGTGAGTGACGTGGAGAGGGAATTAGCATCCCCGGAATGGTTAGAGGTTAACGCTAGTCTTTTGAGCGGGCTCAGAACGACTAGTGTCTTGGGGAGTGATGTCAACGGTCGGAACTGCATGATGGCGCGTGACTGGATCAATCGCGAACTGAATAGAGATGCCGTAACATCCGTCAACGTGCGCGGGGATGATTCAATAGCGCTTTGCGACAGTCCTGAGGTGGCGATGATGTTCCACATACTCGTGAACGGAATGACTAGTCTAAGCGACCAAAAATCTAGGATTTCACACTCGGGGGAGTTCCTACGCTTGCAATTTGTTGAGCCGGGCTTTTCTGACGAAGTAGCGGGCGTTGTCGGCATTCTATCACGAAGCATCGCTACGCTCGGAGAACGTAAACCAACATCCAGCGAACAAATCGACACGCTCATCCCAAAAGCTAGGGAAGCATTAGACGCCGTCGAGACATGTGTCCGCCGCGGGGCGAGAGCCGCACTACGCGAGTTCGTGGAGTACGTCGCAAAGAAAGCTTTGGCAAGTAAAGCAATTTCTGGATTGATACTCGGCGCTCCACGCTCTGTAGGCGGGCTAGGATACGGGCGGGTGAACGGTAGCGTTTGGTCTAGAGATGATAAGGTAGACGGCAAATTGTTAACAAAGACGACATGGGCCAAAAAACTCATGGAGGAAAAATTCAGCTTTACTCAACTACGGGAAGGTGAGGCCGAATCCTTGATCGATATGAACCTATCCAGTGTCTTAAAGGTTAGCGACGACCCAGAGGTGAAGAAAATAGTCCGTGATAAGCAGGTGAGGCCGAAGTTCGTTCGGGACAGTCCTTTCATACGCTGTCAAATTAATGAGAACTGGCTCGATTATATAACTTGGTCTCGAACCTCGGACTTTGGTTCGGACCCGACCCTCGCCGTGAGGTTGGGTCTGGCGAGTGATCTCGCCCGCGTCCGACAAACGTCTCTACGAGATGAGGCTGCACCATCGGACTTTTCACGTCTGCTGGAGGTAGAGAAAAAATATAAGTTTTCTCGCTCAACTGCGATATCGTGGTTGAGCGGAAATATTGGTTATAACACTTCCAACGCAAACCCTGAACTAGCTAGGATTATTAACCAGGTTAGCGCCTATTCCTATGCTACCAAGGCTGTTAGAGACGCAAATACGCATAAGCACGTACTCGCTGACCTCGGCTATAGGACTGGTGAGCTGTTACAACAACGCGCTCGCGCGTTGTTTGGGTGGTAATACCCGGTTTCTAGCCTAGGGCGCAGACGGTAACCATTAATCAATAAGTCGGGGTATATTAATACCCTGGGCGGGCTCTCACGAAAGAGATTTAACATCAAGCTACGCCGC